GAAAGCATTCTTTACGTCTGGATGATCAACGATGTTAGCACCCTTGAACATCTTCTTCATCGCACCCACCTTCTCCTTGTGAGGGAGAGGGTTCTTCTTTGGATCCTGCGAATGGGAAGGGAAAATGTAATGTGCCCCGCCTGCCTTGGCTGCATGATCTTGGACTGCCTTGATTAGCTTTCCATGACCCGCTTCCGTGGGTGGATTGAATCTTCCGAAGGTGAAGGTTGCGTGTGACATTGTACCGCTCTGTGGGTAAGTTGCTGTCTTATTTAGGTTTCTTCATCTGTTGCTTGATGCCGCCTGCGAGCATATTAGATGCCGCAAACCCACCCGCGCTGCGATCCACCAGCTTTGTTGGCTTGGATCCGACGATAGCAACATGCCCTTCCGGACCTGATTCTTTGCCGCCAATGTGGTGTTCGAACTCGTCGCTCTTGGAAAGAGCCTTGACAAGCACGTTCTTGGCATTCTGCAAGTGAGAATGTACTTGCAGAGTATTTTTGAAAGCACTCCGGTTAGCATCCACATGGCGGATAAGACCCTGCTTCACGCCTTCGATCTTGTCTTTGGTCGCCGCCGTCTTGACCAGCTTCTTCTTGGCTTCGTGCTTGGCATCAATGTGCTTCACCAGACCGTCCACGGTGGGAGCGGTTCCCTGCCTGACGGTGTGGTTGATATAGGTCTTGACATGTTCCTTGACAGGATGCTCAAGGTGGTCAAAGTTTTGCCCCTTGGCAGCGTCCTTTGCCTTCTTGATGTGCTGGAAGAACTGCACCCGCTGCTTAGGGGTGTACTCGCTGGACTTATGTTGAGTGTGGGTACCGATCACATGGACATGATCATGAACCTTGAAATCGGAGGTGTCGGGCGCAAAGTGAGCCTTCATGCCGTCGAGGGTGCTACCCTTGTATTCGGTGTGGACGGCTACGCCCAACTTAGCCTTACCCACCTTCTTCCCGGTTGGGGAGTCTTTCTTGACCGAATATCGAATCGTGTTCGGCTTGAACCGGTGGTGAGTCTCGTCAGTCTCAACGTCATGGTGGGTGTACATTACGTCACCCTGATAGATTTTGCCCTTTGGAGTGACCTTCGGCAGATGGTCTAGGGCTGTCTTGAGTTTAGCGGCAAGACCGGGAGCATGACCATGATTGCGGTCTATGTCCTCGTGGCTGTAATTGATCTTAGGGGTCTTGTTGAATGCCGACTTCGAAGCGACAAAGAACTTCTTAGTCTCGGGGTGATGCCCGAAGATCAGGGACGGAGCGCCGTCGTATTTGGTCGTGACCTTTACAGGGGTCTTATGCCCTAGAATAGCATGGTGAACGCCGACAAGGGTGCGAGCGGCATGGTGCGCACCCGATTCCCCTGCGTTGATTACATGGTCTTCGGCGTGTTCTAGGTGGGATAACCGGTCGGTATCCTCAACTGCTTCGATAATGAACTGGCTAAACTTGATCATCTGTTCCAACTCTGTGTGGAGGGTAGATGATCTATTTAGCTATTTTCCATGATCAACCCACAGAATTCGGTCGAGAGTGCGCTCAGTGGTATATTTCTGCTGGAACCCTAGACTGTAGAGTTTGTCGCAGTTCATCTTGAAAGAGACAACCTGAACCTGCTTGTGGAACGCCTTGGGTTCAATGAACCGAATCTCACTCTTGTTGTCGGTACGGTCATGTACGTATTTGATAGCACTCATGAAGTGCGTAGCCGGTTGAACACCAATGTTGTAGGTGCTGTTCAAGTTACCGTCCAACATGACCAATCTGAGGGCTTCGACGCAATCCTCTACGTCCATGTAGGTCCGGAAGAAATCACCCTTGCCATAGATTTCGATTGGGCGTCCAGCGACCATTTCACCCATCAGGTATTGGAGTGCGTTCTTCTGCTTGGATACGCCCTTGTCTCCCGGTCCTAGAATGTTGCATAGGCGCAGGATCCGATACTTCAATCCGTGCGTGGCACAGAAAGACATGATCAGGTCTTCGGCACACTTCTTAGTGATGGAATAGAATCCTTGCGGACAACAGAGGTTTCCTTCCCGATACGTTCCATCGTTTCCATTGGGAAATGCGTTGCCATAGACAAACCATGAGGACACGAAATTGAACACGCCTTCGGGGTTGTTGTTCTTCCAGCTTTCCAACGCTTCGGTCAGCACTACCAGATTAGTCCTTACGTCCAGCGTCGGATCGTCAAAGACATGGTAGTTGTGGGTGGTACTGATCAGGTAGAGTATATCCGTTTTCTTGTACGGATCCGGTCTACGCGAGTAGCGCGGACGAACGTTGATATCGTCATGCGTCTTCCAGCGATCAATGTATGTCGAACCGATAAAACCGGTTCCGCCGAAGATGCTCAGGTCCATCGCTTGAGTACCTCTTCGAAGTAGTCGAAGATTTCCATTCCGTAGTGCGGGGCTGCACCTACAAAGAATACTCGGTCGAGCGCCTGATTTGCATTGGGGTAACGCTTGTAGTCATCCAGATGCTTGTAGCCGGGATGCAACAAGATGTTACCCGCGAAGTAGTTGCGCGTCTGAATCTTATTCGATTCGAAGTGCGCTTGCAGCCGTGTCTTAGTGTCGGCTGTGTCACAGAGAATCGGCACACCAAACCAACTCACTTCGGCTTCATCCAGATTGCCAATGACGGTCACTTCTGGCACGTAGGTTTCGATGATAGTGCGAATCGTATCATAGGACTGCTGACGATGCTTGTGAATCTCGTCAAACTTGTCTAGTTGAACAGACCCGATAGCACCTTGGAAATCCAGCGGCTTGAGATTATACCCCATTTGCGTGAAGACGTATTTGTGATCCACAACACCGTCGTAATCTGGTGCGAGCCACTTGTCGAATCGCTTACCACATGAACCACAGGGTTTGAGATTGGCGGATCCGACACAAACACAGTCGCGACCCCACCATGAGAACTGTCTTGCAATCTTGATGATTTCTTCATTGTCGGAACAGACCATGCCGCCTTCGCCGGTAGTGATGTGATGCGCAGGATAGAACGAGGTAGACCATGCTGCGTAATACTTCGTGAGCCAATCGTGTTTCCACTTAGTACCGAGACTGTCGCAGTTGTCACCGATCAGGAGAATGCCTGCATCGTCGCACATGCGCTTGAGTTCATCCATGTTCGGCGGGTTGCCAAGCACAGGCGAGACAAAGATGGCTACCGTGTTCTTCTTGATCCTACCTTCGACGGCTTCCAGATCGAAGTTGAGTGTGTCGAGTTCAATGTCGGCAAAGTCTGCGACCATGTTGTTCTGAATGATGGGCGCAATGGTAGTTGGGAAGCCCACAGGCGACACGATGATTTCGGAACCATCTGCCCAACCGTAGAACTTCTTGAGTGCCGCGATCATGACCAGATTCGCAGAGGAACCTGAATTGACCATGTGCGCCCACTTCACGCCAAACTTGCGTGCAAACTTCCACTGGAACTTCGCGACCTCTTCGCCCGTCACCAGCCACTTGCCAGTGAGGAACGCTTTCAGCGCAGCTTCAATTTCGTGATGATCGAAGTATGGACCAGAGTAGAACACAGGAGTCTTTCCCGGTTCGAATTCAGCCTTGGCATTGTATGCCCATGGCGGCAGATCCTTTGCCAGTTCATGAATGTAGAAGTGTCGTTGTTCGGGTGTGAGACTCATGATTCAAGTAACTCCAATAAGTATTTGCCATACGCAGACTTCTCGCACAACTGCGCGGTTAGTCTTAGAGCATTCTGGTCAATCCAACCTCTATTATACGCTACTTCGTGCGGATTGCCAACCATATATCCGTGATGTTTTTGAATGGACTGCACCAGATTAGCGGCTTCCAGTAGCGAGTCAGCCGTGCCGGTATCAAACCAGATCATGCCGCGCAACAGACTAATCACTCTTAGGTCGCCATCAACCATGTAACTTTTCAATACATCCGTAATCTCTAATTCTCCGCGAGGGCTTGGTTTGAGTTCGCGCACCCTGTAGAAAACCGAAGGATCGAAAACATACAGTCCAGTGATAGCTAGATTAGACTTGGGCACCTTCGGTTTCTCTTCAATATCAATGGCTTGCCCACGCTCGTCAATTGTGATTACACCGAATCTTTCGGGGTCATTCACTTTTGCGACTAAACAGGCGGCATGGGTGGATGCCACGGCATCTTCCAATAGTTCGCTCAAAGCGGATCCGTAGAAGATATTGTCGCCAAGGACTAATACGAATTTAGAGAACTCCGCTACACCTGCGCCATAAGTCTTAGCGACTACGTTGAATGCGTCGGCAATGCCGCGAGGATAGTCCTGCACGGCAAACACAACGCTAATGCCCATGCGTTCATCGGCATCCCACAAGAGCGTCTTGAAAACGTCTTGTTCTTCCGGCGTAGTGATTACAACAAAGTCCCGAATCCCCGCTAGCATCAAAGTCGATAGCGGGTAGTAGATCAGGGGCTTGTCATAGATAGGGAGAACTTGCTTGGTGGTGGCGAATGTTGCGGGATAGAGCCGCGAGCTTTTGCCGCCTGCGAGTATGATTCCGAGGCATTTCGACATGTCATCACCCATTCAAGATTATTGCGATACCATTCCACAGTCTTACTTAGTCCACGATCAAATCGGGTCGTTGGCTTCCAACCGGTTGTGAGGTAGAGTCTGTCGCTATCAATGTCATAGCGGAAGTCATGTCCCTTGCGGTCTTCAACAAACTGAATCAGGTCGATGGACTTGCCGAGGTAGCCGAGGATTTCCATGGCTAGATTCACGTTGGTCAACTGAGTCCCACCGCCGATACAATACTGCTTACCACTTACGCCAACACCACGTTCGATGATCGAAATGAGAGCATCCACATGATCTTCTACGTAGAGCCAATCGCGCATGTTCATGCCGGTACCGTAGACCGGAATCCTTTCGTTGTTGAGTGCCTTCCAGATCACCGTGGGAATGAACTTCTCCTTGTGCTGATAAGGACCGTAGTTGTTAGAGCAGTTAGTAATCACCGTGCGCAGCTTGTGGGTTGCACTGTATGCGCGAACAAAGTGGTCGCTCGCTGCCTTGGATGCAGCATAGGGGCTGCGCGGAGCGTAGGGAGTGTCCTCGTTGAATGGAGGATCGTTGATATCAAGCGAGCCGAAAACTTCATCCGTCGATACGTGAACGAACAGGATATCCTTGTTGACGTTAGCCACCTGATCCAACAGGTTCACCGTGCCGTACACGTTGGAGTGTAGGAACGGAGTCGTGGACTTGATGGAGTTGTCTACGTGGGATTCGGCTGCGAAGTGGACGATTATTCTCGGTTCATGTTCCAGTAGAATATGGCGCACAAGTTGCGGATCAGCAACGTCGCCTTTGTAGTAGCCGAAGTTACGCTTGCCCATGACTTCGGTGAGATTCGCGAAGTTGGCAGCATAGGTGAAGTTGTCTAGAACAACAATCGGTTCATCAGGATTCAGCATTGCGTAGCGGCGCACGAATGCGCTGCCGATAAACCCGAATCCACCTGTCACTAAAATAGTCATAACGATTCACCTATGTCACTAAAATAGACTTAGAAGATGCCTAGGATAGCGTCCCTCTTCAATTTCTGTGTGTCGATCAGTGCGCTACTGCCCAAACGTATCGGTGCGATATTGTAGGGCGACTTGATCACTCTACCAAACTGCAACGTGAATGAGAACTGATATGATCCACCACCCTTGTAGTGAGTGCGCACGCGGATCTTAGTCTGTGCCGACGATGGTTGGGAGAAGTCAGGAATGAGTTTCTGCTTCGCCTTCTTGAGCTTCTCTTGCAGATCAAGAGGATCCGAGTTGTTCAACAAGAAGAACCCATGGGTACCGACATTCATGTAGTACGTGGCTTTCTTGTTGTAGTAGTTTGAAATGTCCTTGTTGCGAACGTCTTCATACAGGTCGCCGCCCTTGCCGCCAAACTTGGCAATGTCCAAGGCATAGGCTGCGCGAGAATCCTCTGCGCCAATGTAGACCTTCTGACCATTCTTATATTGCAGGACAGGCTTCTTCCATTCCTTGTTCATGCGGTCGAGAATACCAGCCTTCACACCGATACTCTTCATGAACTCTTTCTCAATGTCACCACCCGTAGGACCGAAGTGCCATTCACCGTCATAATACTGCATGACCAGACTACCGGCAGTGGTTGGAGCGTTCTTTAGCTCCACGCCAACGGGCTTCGACTTACCGCTCTTTAGCTCAAGGTCGGGTCTATCATGGGACGCTCCCGCAGGAGGTCGTCCAGTAATGCCATACGGCTTCAACGCCTTGTATGCATTCATTTCATACAGGAACCCCTGCTGAACTTGGCGACCTTCTATTTCTGGCATGGCTTATACCTTCATCCCTTGGAACTTGTTTGGCTTTGGTGGAGATGGGTGTCCATTGTCAACCAAAGGGGTCTGTTGCGTAGGATCCAGATCGTACAGTTGCATCTTAGCACGATTGATTCCCACAGTGAACCTCTTATTTAGGGTCGGATCATTGTAGCGGTTTTTCAACTGCTTGACCATGATCTGATTCAGGGCATCCAGTTCTTCGGTGCTAACCAGTGCGAACATGAGGTCAGCCGTAGCCGGTAGACCAAAGGATTCCGAGGTATCCTCCAGACCGGGATCCGAGGACGAGTAACCGGAACGAGTAGTCTGCGTTGCCGAGAAAATAGGAACATCGAACTCCACCGCAAGACCACGCAGTTCTTCCGCGATTGCCTTGATGTAGGTGTACGAGTTGATGTTCGAACCCGGCTTGATGCGCGAGGACGCACAGATATTCAGGTAGTCGATGAAGATGATATCAGGCTTGAAGTTGCGCTTGAGCTTGAGGTCTTGGAGCAAGGCGCGGAAGTGCGAAGCGTTCGCAGACGCCGTTGGGTACTCCTTGATGATCAGCTTGCCCTTGACGTTTTCCTTCAACTTCGTCATGCGGTCCATGTACATGTCTTCCGACAGGTTATGAACGTCACTCATGGTCAAGTCTAGCAGGTTTGCGTCAATGCGTTCCGCAATTCGCTCCTCTGCCATTTCCATCGTGATGTACAGGACGTTGAACTGCTGCCGCATAGCTGCCGCAGCAAAGTGACACATGGCGAGCGACTTACCAACACCGGTACCCGCAAGGATGATGTTCAGCGTCTTACGGCAGACACCACCATTGGTGATCTTGTTGAAGTAGCTTAGGTCGAACGGGATCCTCTTTTCGATCCTATGATAGAAGTGATATCTATCAGTAGACATGTCAAGATAATCATGACCGACGTTGGGATCAAAACTAATACCAAGAGCATCAGACAACAAAGAAGGAATAGCCCCTTTGTTGCGATTATCGTCCTTCCCATCAATGATTTGAATCGAGTCCATGATGGCATTGTAGATAGCCCTCTCCTGACACCACTTCTCCGTGATATCAAGCAACCAATCCGTGTCTTTCTTCTCAAGGGTGTCGTCAGTAATCTCTTTCAGGATCTTGCCGCACGCCTTG